GTGTGGCAAATAAAGTATAGGCACGCAGATGTGCCAGGCGCTCGGCAGCGGCCCATGCCAGCGACAGGCCGTCGAAGGTGCTGGTACCGCGACCGACTTCGTCCATCAGCACCAGGCTACGCTCGGTGGCGTTGTGCAGGATGTTGGCGGTTTCGCTCATCTCGACCATGAAGGTCGAGCGGCCGCCGGCCAGGTCGTCGCTGGAGCCGATCCGGGTGAAGATCCGGTCCACCAGCGACAACTCGCAACTGGTCGCCGGGACAAAACTGCCGATATGCGCCAGCAGCACGATCAATGCGGTTTGGCGCATGTAGGTGGACTTACCGCCCATGTTCGGCCCGGTGATCACCAGCATCCGGGTGTTGTCATCCAGGCTCAGGTCGTTGGCCACGAACGGCGTGGTCAGCACCTGCTCAACCACCGGGTGACGCCCTTGGGTGATGCGCATGCACGGCTCGCTGACGAAACGCGGGCAGTTCAGGTCAAGGTTCAGCGCACGTTCGGCAAGGTTGCTCAGCACGTCCAGTTCGGCCAGCGCGCCGGCCGTGTCCTGCAGTGGTGGCAGTTGGCTGATCAGATCTTCCAGCAGCGCCTCGTAGAGCATTTTCTCACGGGCGAGGGCACGGCTCTTGGCCGACAGCGCCTTGTCTTCGAATTCTTTCAGCTCCGGCGTGATGAAACGCTCGGCGCCCTTGAGCGTCTGGCGCCGGATGTAATCGGCTGGAGCCGATTCGGCTTGCTTGCTCGGCAGTTCGATGAAGTAGCCGTGAATGCGGTTGTAGCCGACTTTCAGGTTGGCCAGGCCGGTGCGGGCCTTTTCCCGGGCTTCGAGGTCGATGAGGAATTGGCCGGCGTTTTCGCTCAACGACTGCAGCTCGTCGAGTTCGCTGTCGTAACCGGTTTTCAGCACGCCGCCGTCGCGGATCACCGCGGGCGGGTTGTCGATGATGGCTTTTTCCAGCAGCGCCGCCAGTTCCGGGTAGGTGCTGGTGGTGGCTGCCAAGCGTTGCAGGTGCGGCGCTTCCAGGTCGGTCATCGCCACTTGCAGTTGCGGGAGGGCACCGAGAGCATCGCGCAGGCGAGCGAGGTCGCGGGGACGCGCGTTGCGCAGGCCGATTCGCGCCAGAATCCGCTCGATGTCGCCGATTTCCTTGAGCTGCGGCTGGAGTTTTTCGAAGCGGTAGCCGTCGAGCAGGCAAGTGATCGAGGTCTGTCGCGCCAGCAGCACGGTCAAATCACGCAGTGGACGGTTCAGCCAACGGGTCAGCAGGCGGCTGCCCATCGCGGTCTGGCAACGATCGACCACCGATTGCAACGTGTTGTCGCGCCCGCCGGCCAGGTTGGTATCGAGTTCGAGGTTGCGGCGGCTCGCGCCGTCGAGCACCACGGTGTCGTCCAGACGCTCATGACGCAGGCTGCGCAGATGGGGTAGGGCGGTGCGCTGGGTTTCCTTGGCATAGGCCAGCAGGCAACCGGCAGCGCCGATAGCCAGGGTCAGGGTTTCGCAACCGAAGCCTTTCAGGTCTTGCGTGGAAAACTGCTGGCAGAGACTTTTCAGCGCCGAATCACGCTCGAAATCCCACGGCGCGCGACGACGCACACCACGGCGTTTTTCCGCCGGCAGGTCTTTCGGCCAGTCGTCCGGAATCAGCAGCTCTACCGGGTTGACCCGCTCCAGTTCCGCCAGCAGGTTCTCCCAGCCCTTGATCTCCAGCACCGTGAAGTTGCCGCTGGTGATGTCCAGCACCGCCAGACCGAACAGGCGCTCGTCGCCCAGAACGGCGGCGATCAGGTTGTCGCGCCGTTCATCCAGCAACGCCTCGTCGCTGACAGTACCCGGGGTGATGATCCGCACCACCTGACGTTCCACCGGGCCCTTGCTGGTGGCCGGGTCGCCGACCTGCTCGCAGATCACCACCGACTCGCCGAGCTTGACCAGTTTCGCCAGGTATCCTTCCGCCGCGTGATAAGGAATTCCGCACATCGGAATCGCCTGGCCCGCCGACTGACCGCGCGCGGTCAGGGTGATGTCGAGCAACTTGGCAGCCTTCTTCGCGTCTTCATAGAAGATCTCGTAGAAGTCGCCCATGCGATAGAACATCAGCTGATCCGGGTGCTGGTTCTTCAGGCGCCAGTACTGCTGCATCATCGGGGTGTGGGAGGACAGGTCGGAGACGGCTTTATTCATCGGATTGTCAGGTAACTCGTTAAATGATGTAGGGCAAAAGCGAGGGCAACCGCCGGGCTTTTCCGCGATGGGCGCAAGGTTACCATGGGCGGTCGGCTCGACGCAGGCATGACGGCCCGCTGACACTTTCTGCGCTTAATTGTGATATATGCACGATTTATGCAAATCAGCATTTGTCTTCGGAAAAAACTTCAAGCACTATGCGCGTTATGCAAAAACGCAACGTATCCTCCGTCTTAAGAGCACTGCTCGACCAGCACGGGATCTCCCCCACGGAGCTCCACCGTCGCACCGGCGTGCCTCAATCAACGCTCTCGCGGATTCTCAGCGGGAAGATCGTCGATCCTTCGGATAAACACATCTCGAAGATCGCCGAATACTTCAATGTGAGCACTGATCAATTGCGCGGTCGCGCCGATGTCGCGATCGCGACCGGTGGCGCGCGCGATGACATGCATGCGGAACTCAAGGACATAAGCCTGTGGGACGACGATACCCCTGTCGATGACGACGAGGTGTCTGTGCCCTTTCTTCGTGAGGTTGAATTGGCTGCTGGATCAGGAAGATTCGTCATCGAAGAGAGCGAACGCTCTAGCCTGCGCTTCGGCAAGCGCAGCCTGCGTCATAACGGTGTGCAGTTCGACCAGGCCAAATGCGTGACAGTGCGCGGTAACAGCATGATGCCGGTGTTGCGGGATGGCGCCACGGTCGGAGTGAACGCCGGCAAGTGCGGGATCGGCGACATCATCGATGGCGATCTGTACGCGATCAATCACAACGGTCAGTTGCGCGTGAAGCAGCTCTATCGCCTGCCGACCGGTATCCGTCTGCGCAGTTTCAACCGCGATGAACATCCGGACGAGGACTACAGCTTCCAGGATATGCAGGACGAGCAGATCGTCATCCTCGGTCACGTCTTCTGGTGGGGCATGTACGCTCGATAGATTTCACCGGTCATAGGAAACCCGCCTCATGGCGGGTTTTTTTTCGCCTGAACAAAACCCTCGGCGCCTTGATTTATGCGGCCTGCATAAGCCCGTGCATTTCTTGTGCATAAATAAATGCATTTATGCATTGACTGTGTATGCATCCATGCATATTCTTGCCACCAAGCCGCTCGACAAAGCGGCTGGCAACAACAGCTCTTTAGTTCCACAAGAACAGGCAGCGATGAACCGGCCTCAACGGTTCAGAGGGTTGGCAACTGACCCGGGTGTGCAGCGTAAAGCACCAAGAGCAGTTATCCGGCGGGCAGGGACCGCGGTCGGAAAAACAATTTGAATGGACTCGTACCGCGCCAGTAGCGCCGAAAAGTCAGCTTCCTTCTCGGATACCGGATTTGAAGGAAGGCGAAGGAACGCGAAGGAACGCATTACTGAAAAGCCCGGTGCATTGCCGGGCTTTTTGGAATGTCGACGTGTCGTAATTGCTGTTTGCTCAAATTTTAATCAGTGCATGATTTACATAATGAAAACAATGTTATTTAAACCAGATAGTAAGGAAAGATGATGAATCGCTACGTGTTTATTGACGCGTACAGCCGGCCATTTATCCGCGCTGTACAAATTGTGGATGCAGATGAGTTCCCACAGTTTACGCCACCGGGGCCGTCCGGTTATTGGGTAGAAGTATCTATCGATACTCCAGTGCAAGTGGGGTGGAAGGGGAATTACGTTGGTAATGGCTGGGTGTTCACTGAGTTGACTTATCAAGATAACGTCGATGTCCTTGATGTCCGAGCGCGCGAGCTATTAACTCAGGCAGCTAACTGGCTGACGGTCAATCCTCTGCAATACAAACTCGACTTAGGTGTTGCCAGCACTTCCGAGACCGAGCAGCTGCTTGCATATAAGCAGTATTGCGTCGCAATCAGTGAGATAAAAAACCAAACTGGTTATCCCTACACAATTAACTGGCCAGTTGCTCCCTTCTAATTGACCACTTTGAAAAAATCCAGCATCGGGATTGCATTGTGCAATGGCGCGACTTTTTAGCCTCGTCTTCAAAGTGCCTGTGTTCACTCAGACGATCAAAGAACGAGCCAATACTAAAGCCCTTTTTGCTTTCAGCGGCAAGACTGGTGTCGTCACAACTCAACGTGTACTCCTCCGGGCATCCCTGGCATGCCCGCTTTCAGAGATATCGTTTGAACGGACATAAAAAGCGAGTAACTCATCCCCCCGGAGGCGTGACATGACAAACGAGCAACAAGCGTTGGCGGACATGCCTATCTGGCTGGTCATCCTCCTTGCCGTGGTGGGCGGGGTGTCCGGCGAAATGTGGCGCGCCGACAAGGAGGGCGCTCGTGGCTGGTCATTGCTGCGGCGTCTGGCCCTGCGCTCCGGTGCCTGCATGATCTGCGGCGTCTCGGCGATCATGCTGCTGTATGCCGCCGGATTATCCATCTGGGCCGCGGGTGCCTTCGGTTGCCTGACCGCCATGGCCGGTGCCGACGTCGCCATCGGTCTCTACGAACGCTGGGCCGCCAAGCGCATCGGCGTCTGCGAAGTTCCCCCGCCGCGCGATCCCCAGTAACTCAACACTTTCCTGCCTCGCTGCAACTGATGCGGCGGGGCTGCGCGTGGACATTTGAAAAGGAGGTTATGCATGCCCGCACCGATCCAGCAGCCTTCGCAGCTGTTCACGGCGATGGCGACAACCTTGCGCAACAGCGCCGGCCTGAATCTGCAGGTTGGCAATCACGACGACTTCACCGCTCCCGGCGCTCAGGCCTGGGCGTTGATCGACTTCGACCGTAATGCGCCCGGAGTGCGTGGCGCCGACGGACGTATCGCCCACGTCATGACGGTGTCGCTGCAAGTCATTCCGGCACTTTCTGCGAGTGCATTTGCCGCGTGCGATCTGATCGCCGTACTGAAAAACCTGATCACCGACAACCGCTGGAACCTGCCCGGCGCTCAATGTGATCTGCCGATGAACATTGATGGTTTGCCGTCAGTGCTCACACGCGCCGACCAGCCATACAAGGCGTGGACCCTGACTTTCACGCAGACCCTCTACCTTGGCCCGACGCTGCTCGACGACCCGCTTGGTACGCCTAAATTCGCCCGTACCTGGGAAGTCAGCAACATCGACGACCCCGACCAATACACCGCGCTGGAGGCCTGACCGATGTTCGACGCATTACTGCGCATGCAACTGGGGCCGATCATTGAGCGGCTGGCAGAGATGGAAGCGGAGATCGACGACCTGCACCGCCGCGCCGAGAGTTTCTGTCGCATCGGCATCTGTCAGACAGTCGATGCGGCGAGCAACACTTGCCAAGTCAGCCACGGAGGATTGCTGACGCCAGCCATCAAATTCTTCAACCCGAGCGCCGGAGCGCAGAGCGAATCGCGGATTCCGAGCGTGGGCGAGCAGTGTCTGCTGCTCAACTACGGCAGCGGTGAAAGTGGCGCTCAAAGCGTGGCGTTGTTCGGCTTGAACAGTGAGCGCTTTCCACCGACGGCGACGGTTCCGACGCTGACGCGCCGGGTGCATGTCGACGGCACTGAAAGCGGCTACGACGACGCCACGCATACCCTGCATTGGCAAAACGGCCCGGCCGCATTCAGTGGCTCTCGCGAGTCGCTTGCACTGAGCATCGGCCCGGCGCAACTGACGATGACGCCGCAGCTGATCAGCCTGCAACTGGGCGGCGTCGGCCTGAGCATCGACGCCTCGGGCGTGCACTTCAGCGGCCCGTTGGTGGATCACCAGGGCCGCGTCATCAGCCCCTGAATCAAGAGCTTCCCATGATCGGAATCGATAGAGACTCCGGGGCCACGGTCGACGACTGGCTGCAGTTTGTGCAGCGCGCGACCCGGGCCCTGACCACGCCGCTGGGCACCCGGCAAAAAAGGCCCCTTTATGGCTCGCTGATCCCGACGCTGCTGGGGCAGAACCTCGGTGACGACGTTCTGCTTCTGGCCCAGAGCCACGCGGCTCAGGCGTTCTACAACGCGCAGAACGGGATCAGCGATTTTCAGCCGAGCGTGATCGTCGCCAGCCGCCAGGGCGCGGGCCTGCTGCTGCGCTTCGCCGGCACCTGGAAAAACCGTCAACAGACATTCGAGGTCGTGACATGAGCATGTTGATCCCCGGCCAGAATCAATTGGCCGAACCGGCGCTGATCACCGTCGACGCCTTCGAAGACCTGCTCGCCGAGTTCAAGACCTTCGTCGTCGAGTACGTCGGCGCCCGAGCGCCGGACAGCGCGGCGAAACTCAAGACCAGCCTGGAAAACGAGAGCGAATTGCTGACCCTGGCGCTTGAGGCTTTCTGCGTACGACTGCAAACCCACGAACGCAAATACAACGCCCGCATCAAGCAGATGCTGGCGTGGTGGGCCACTGGCAGCAACCTCGATGCACGGCTGGCGGACATGGGCCTTGAAAGGCAGTTGCTCGACGCGGGCGACCCGGCAGCCTTCCCGCCGGTACCGCCGATTTATGAAAGTGATGACGACGCCCGGCTGCGCTATTACCTGGCGCCGCATGCCCCGGCTGCGGGTTCGCGAATGCAGTATCGCCGCGAGGTATTCACCCTCGGTGAACGGCCAACGGTGAAGGTCGAATCCAGCGATGGCGGTGTGGTGAACGTCACCTACACCTTCAACCCGGACGGCCTCGCCGCACAGGTCAAGGACGGCAACGGTCGCCGCACGGCGCCGGGTGAGGTGCAGGTCACAGTGTTGTCCCGCGACGGCGATGGCACTCCGTCTGCAGCGTTGCTGGAAGGCGTGCGTCAACACTTCGCCCGCCCTGATGTGCGACCGGAAACCGACCTCGTCACGGTCAAGGCTGCCGACATTCACCGCTACAAGATTCGCGTGGTGGCGAAGATCAATTCCGGCCCCGACTCGGGCCTGACCAAAGTTGCCGCACAACAGCAATTGCAGGCCTACGCCGACAGTTGTCATCGCCTGGAAGGGCGGGTCGATCCGAGCTGGATCGACTACACGTTGCACAGCGCTGGCGCCGTGCAACTGCAGATTCTTGAACCGCTTGAGCCGATCATCACCAGCGCCTTCGAGGCGCCGTACTGCACGGCGGTCGAAGTCGAGGTGCTGACGCTATGAGTGAGCCAACGCATAGCCCGACGTTGCTGCCGGCCAACAGCTCTCCACTCGAACGTGGACTGGATCTGGGCTTCGGCGCACTGCTGGATCGCATCGCGCCGCCGTTCCCCGAACTGATGAATCCGAGCGAAACACCGGTCGCATTCCTGCCGTATCTGGCAGCGGATCGCGGTGTCGCCGAATGGAGCACCAGCGCACCGGAAGCGGAAAAGCGCCTGACCGTCGAACTGGCCTGGCCCACCGCGCGCCAGGCCGGTACTCGCAAGGCGTTGGAAAACGCGGCCAAGGGTTTGCAACTACGCCCCGAAGTACGCGCTTGGTACGAACAGACGCCGCCCGGCGTGCCTTACAGCTTCTCCGTGCGGGCCTTCAGCGAGCAACCCTACAGCGCAGAAATCGACGCCCGTCTCGACCGACGCCTTGCCGATGCCAAGAGCGAACGGGACATTCTCTCGGTAACAGTTGGCTTGAGCGCGTTCGGCAGTCACTCCATCGCCGCCGCGACCTTTTGCGGTGAGCTGACGACGGTTTATCCGGTGTTCATCGAAGGGCTCGAAACCTCTGGCGAGGCGTTCATGGCCGCCGCGATGTACACCGTCGAAACATCCACTATTTATCCTCAGGGGGCCTGAATGGCTGACTATTACACCCTGCTCACCAACGCAGGGATTGCCTACGAAACGGCGTGCAAGGCCGCGGGCGTGCCGATCAAGCTGACGCAGATTTCCGTCGGCGACGGCGGCGGCGCGGTCTACAACCCGGCCGCGACCGCCACCGCGCTGAAACGCGAAGTCTGGCGCGGGCCGCTCAACGCCCTGTTCCAGGACGAGAAGAACCCGAGCTGGCTGCTCGCCGAAGTGACCATTCCGCCGGACGTTGGCGGTTGGTACGTGCGAGAAGCGGGGCTGTGGACCGATACCGGGATTCTCTACGCCATCGTCAAATACCCGGAGTCGTTCAAGCCGGTGCTGGCGACGTCGGGGTCGGGTAAAGAGTTCTACATTCGCTCGATTTTCGAGACCAGCAATGCGTCGTTGGTAACGCTGCTGATCGATGACACCGTCGTCAAGGCCACGCGTGCCTGGGTCATGAGTTACCTCGCTGAAGAACTCGGCAAACTCGATGGCAAGCAATCGGTGCGCGTCGCGGCCTCTACCAACATCGTGCTGAACGGTGCGCAACAGATCGACGGCGTGGCCGTGATTGCCGGTGACCGCGTTTTGCTGGCGAACCAGACCCTGGCCAAGGACAACGGCCTGTGGATCGTCGCCAATGGCGACTGGGTGCGGGCGGCGGATGCCAATACCAGCGCCAAGGTCACGCCGGGCCTGACGGTCATGGTGGAAGAGGGTACGACCAACGGTGATTCGCTGTGGCACCTGACCACCAATGCACCGATCACCCTCGGCACCACCGCACTGACGTTCAAGATGCTCGCCGGGCGCACCGGGATTGCTGCCGGGACTTACAAGAGTCTGACGGTTGATGAGTATGGTCGGGCGACTGCCGGTGCCAATCCTGAAACGCTGGCCGGGTTCGGGATCAAGGATTCTTACACCAAGGCTGAAGTTGAAGCGCTGATTGCCAAGGCATCGGCGTTGCCTGTGGGTTCGATTGTGGCGTTTCCGGTTGATGCACCGCCGCCGGGCTTTCTGGAGCTGGATAACAGCGTCAAGAGCAGTGCGACGTATCCGGACTTGAGCGCTTATCTGGGCGGCAAGTTCAATAAGGGTGATGAGGGCGTCGGGAATTTCCGTTTGCCTGAGGCGCGTGGGGAATTTTTACGCGGTTGGGATCATGGGCGTGGTGTGGATGCGGCGCGCGGTCTAGGTACTCTGCAGTCCATGCAGGCAGAGGGGCACTCACATGTAACGGGTGTGAATGATACGGCGGCAGTTGCGTCGATTCAGAGTGCACGTGGCATGGGTGCCGGTGCGGGAAGTTGGCCGTACGGAGCGGAAGCTATCGGTATTGCTGGAACAAACTCCGTAAGCACCAATACAACTTACTACCCTTCCGGTGAGGACAGCTGGCTGAAGACCGGTCCAGCGATTTCGCTGGGTAACGGCGAAACACGTCCGCGCAACATGGCCGTCATGTGGTGCATCAAAGCCTGGAACGCGCCGGTCAATCAGGGAAGCATCGACATTGCCTCTCTAGCTACTGAAGTCAGACTGGCTCGCCTAAATGGTGCGGAAGTAGGCGCCATGCGTAATCTGAGAATATCGCTGCCTGTCGCTGCTTCCGTTGCAACGGTTACTGCTGATCAACTGATTATCGAGCAACCGGGGGGCGCGCAGTACAAGTTGTCGAATCTCAATCTATCGCTCGATCTGACAACCGTCGGTGCAGGTGGCATGGACACCGGTATCGCTCCAGCAAGCGGCAGTGTCGGGATTTACGTCATCTACAACCCCGAGTTGAAGGTTGCGAAGCTGCTGGGCGTCAATGCGACATTGAGTACCGCTCCTGAAATTTATGCGGGCACGAATATGCCCGCCGGTTATAGCGCCAGTGCGCTGGTCAGCGTGTGGCAAACCGGTGCCAGTCGATTGATGAACCCCGGCATTCAACATCAGCGTTCAATTTCCATTGCTCGGACGGTAGTGCTGGAAAACGGCATGTCGATGTCGCCGACACCGATCTCGCTGGCCTCTGTTGTTCCGAAGAATGCAAAAACCGTCGGTGGCTACATTCATTACATTGGTAGCGCTGATTTTCCGGGCGGTGGCTCTCTGGGGCTTTCTCCGGATGTTACCGAAGTAGGTATGAAAGCATGCGGCATTGGTGGAATCGTCGGACTGGGTGTTCTAAGTCCGTTCTCGGACCTGGTCATGGCGACTCCACAGACGATCTATTACCGTCTCTATGCGTCGGTCTCTCGTGCAAACGATGTCCACATCTCCCAATACACTTTTTAAGGAGTCATCTATGTTGAGAGCCTACTCAAATGTGGGGACGACCTTTCGATATGTCGCCTCGGACTGGCCATTGGCCGACGGTGAAGTACTCTTCGACCATGAACCCACCCTTCAGGAACTGGAAAACTCATTTGGTTTCGCGAACGGCGAGCTGGTCTTGAAGCGCCAATTGGACCTGATTGCGCAGGAGCGATTTCGCCGAGAAGGTTCGGGTATCGTGGTCGCCGGTTTGATTATCGATTCATCCCGTGACAGTCAATCGCTGATTGCTGGAATGGCGGTTTCCGCGATGCTCGATCCTGAATATCGTTGCAGCTACAAGTCCGTTGCCGGGTTTGTCGATTTGACAGCCCAACAGATACTGCAAATTGCACAGGCTGTCAGGTCTTATGTTCAGGCTTGCTTTGATCGGGAAAAAGCGCTGTCCGAGTCTGCTCGAGCGGGAACGCTCAGCAGCGAAATGCTGACCGAGGGCTGGCCAGATTCCTTGCCTGAAACGCCAGTCGCAAACCTTCAGTAAAACGCCCCGCACCCTGGGGCGTTTTCTTGTCCGTTTAAAACAAATCAACACCCGCCAAAGCCCCTCCCCACGAGGGGCTTTCCCGTTTATGGAGAAACGAAAAATGGCAACCCGCCAAACCTACACCGTACTCGTTCCATTCCCCACCGGCGGTGGGCACTGGTCGAGCGTCGGTCAAGACCTGGATCTGCTCGACGTCGAGGCCAGTGCGTTGCACAGCGCCGGTCGACTGGAACTGAAAACCCAATCCACCCAGGCCAAAAAGGCCGCTGCCAAGAAGGCTGACTAACCATGGCTGAGGTTTTGAACTTCGAGCACAACGGCATTACCGTCAATGCCACGGAATCCCCCGAGGCCATGGGTGGCCTGGGTGACAACGTCATCGGTCTGGTCGGCACCGCGCCGAAAGCCGATCCGCTGATTCCGCGCAACGCACCGTTCCGCATCAACAGCTTCACCACTCACGCGCTGCTCGATCCGACCGGTGCCGAAGAGGGCACCCTGTACCACGCGGTTTACCAGATCCTCAAAGTGGTCAAGGTGCCGGTCTACGTAGTGATCGTCGAGGCGGGCGCGAGCCCGGCCGACACCGTCAACGCAGTGATCGGCGGTGTCGAGCCAGCCACCGGCCGCAAGCTCGGTCTGGCGGCGCTGGGCAGTGTCCCGGAAGACCTGACCATCATCGGCGCGCCGGGCTTCACCGGCACCAAAGCGGTAGCCAGCGAGTTCGCCTCGTTCGGCAAGCGCATCAAGGCCCGTGTGGTGCTGGACGGCAAGGACGCCTCGGTCGCTGATCAAGTGACTTACAGCCAGGAACTGGGCGGCGCCGACCTCGGTTTCGACCGTTGCCTGGTGGTACACAACATGCCGGCGGTGTACTCGAAAGCGGCGAAGAAAAACGTCTTCCTCGCACCGTCCAGCCTGGCGATTGCCGCACTGGCGAAGGTCAAGCAGTGGGAAAGCCCGGGCAACCAGGTGACCTACGCCGAGGACGTGTCCCGGGTCGTTGAATACAACATCCTCGACACCTCCACCGAAGGCGATCTGCTCAACCGTTACGGCATCAGCTACTACGCCCGCACCGTGCTCGGCGGCTTCTCGCTGCTGGGTAACCGCTCGATCACCGGCAAGTTCATCAGCTACGTCGGCCTTGAAGATGCGATCAGCCGCAAGCTGGTCAAGGCCGGCCAGAAAGCCATGGCGAAGAACCTGACCAAGTCGTTCATGGATCAGGAGGTCAAGCGCATCAACGACTGGCTGCAGACCCTGGTCGCCGACGAAACCATTCCTGGCGGCAGCGTCTATCTGCACCCGGAACTCAACAGCGTCGAGAAGTACAAGAACGGCACCTGGTACGTGGTCATCGACTACGGCCGCTACGCGCCGAACGAACACATGGTTTATCAACTCAACGCCCGCGATGAAATCATCGAGCAGTTCCTGGAGGACGTTCTCTAATGTTTACCAACCGCGTAAGACAGGCCATCGCGGCCACCCTGCAAGGCCTGCCGTTGTCGGCGACCGTTGAGGAATTCACGCCACCGAAGATCGACTTCGACATGGAAAATATGACGGGCGGGCGCTTCATCGTTGAGGAAATGGCCAAGAGTGCCAAGCCGCTGAATGCTCAGATCAAGCTGCAGGGCACCGGTGCAGAAGTGTTGCTGGCAATGGGCGTGAAACTGGGCGACGACATCCTGCTGAACGTGCGTGAAGCCGGTCAGGATCAGGATGGCAACACCTGGTTTACCTATCACACCATCGGCGGCAAGCTCAAAACCATGGGTGAAGACGCAATCAAAATGGGCGGCAAAGCCCTGACGACGCTGGACTTCTCCTGCCGCACCTACAACCGCCTGGAAAACGGCATCCCGGTGATCGACATCGACGTGCGCACCCAGAAGTTCGTGCTTAACGGCGTCGACATCCTCGGTGATGCGCGTCGTGCGGTGCTGATGCCGTAACCCCGGCTTACAGGCAATCATAAAACCCTGTGGGAGCGAGCTTGCTCGCGAAGGCGCCAGGTCAGTGGCCATCAATGCTGAATGTCAGGCCGCTTTCGCGAGCAAGCTCGCTCCCACAGTGGATCTAAAAGAATCACCAAGGAATTCATACATGTCGTGGATGCCACCCCAGCATGACCTGCTGTCGCCGATCACCGGCGACGACGGCGCGCAGATCGAGCAGATCCAGCTCAAGCCACTGTTCTACGCCGCGCAAAAAGAAGCGCTGGAGCGCGCTGGCGATGATGAAGACGATCAGTTCTTCGAACTGGCGCTGCTCGCCACCGGCCTGTCGGTCAAGGAACTCGACCAGCTCAAACGCCCGGACTACGTGAGCATCGCCCAGTACGTGCACGAGATGTCGACCCGTCCGGCGTCGTACTTTCTGGAGCAGGTCGAGGATGCAGAAAAGTCCGCCGACCCTGACGAAGTGCAACTGCTGCAACCGCTTGCCGTGACTGGCCGCACCGTGACCTCGCTGTCGCTGGAAATGCCCGCACTGCGCGCGACCAAAGTGATGAAGAAACTGAAAACGGCCAAGGAACGCGCCGAGTTCATCACTGCCCATTGCACCGGGCTGATGATCCCCGATCTGGCCCACATGAGCGTCCCTGACTGGACCCAATTGCAGGTGCGCATCGACGATTTTTTAAACCAGCCGGCGGCCTACTTTCGGAACGCGACATCGAAGTAATCCTCGATATCGTCCCGCTCATTTACCCGGTAAGTGAGGCGGAGATTCTGGAATGGGACGCCGAAAAGGCGTTGCGCCGCTACGACATAGCGATCACTCGCCTTGGCGTGAAACAGGAGTAGAGCGGCATGGCAGAGAGTAAAAATGCGCTCATGAACGCCGGTGAGAGCACGGGTTCCGCGAGCCGCAATATCGGCTTGACCACTGCAGCAACGAGCACGACTACAGCAGGCCTGGATCGGGATAAGGTCGCCGACCTGAGGCATGCGTTGAGTACGGCAAGTGACCGAATCGTTTCGCTGACTGCAGCCATCGATTCGCTGATCCTCACCTTGGCGACCCAACGTTCTTTGTCGAAGAGCGCGGTCAATGGCGACGGCGGATCTTCCGCGCAGAAGGCTGCAGACAAGGTAGCCGGCGCCGTCCCTCCCGAACTGCTCAAAGCCGCTGTCGCGATGGACACAGCCGCTGCGAACCTGAGCGAAGTCGCTCGACTGACTCCGGTTCAGGGCAAGGAAATGGCTCAGGCAAGCCTGATCATGGCCAGCGCCCCGTTGGTGGCTGCCGGAGGAACCACCGGGGTTGAATTGCTCAATGCCGCGGCGTTGGGTGCCAAGGCGGGGATTGGCATCGACTTGTCCAATGCCTCGGACAAGCAGTTCGAACTGCTGAAGTTCGCCGATGACGCTGCGCTCACCGCGTCAGCATTCAAGGTGCCTGCGCTACAAGTCGCCGAGATGATGGCGGCCTGGCGTACCTCGATGAAACTGACCCGTGATCAGGCCATCGATCTGGCAGATGCGGCTCACCACTTGGGCAAAATGCCCGGAGATGTAAACGCGGCAGACATCGGCTCGGTGTTGCAGCGTTCCGGCGACGCGGCGATTGCTGCGGGGTTGCAACCCGAGCAAGCCGCAGCGCTGTCGGCAGCCTTGCTGAACACCGGAACGAAAGAAGGTGAAGCAAGCGTCGCGTTGAAGAGCATTTCCACAGCCTTGAGCAAGGGAGACCAGGTCTCTGTTGCCGAACAGGGGGCGTGGAAACAACTGGGGCTCGATCCCAAGGCCGTGTCTGCGGCGATGCGTGATCCGAACAAGGACAATGCGCAAGGTGCGTTGCTGACAGTGTTGGCCGCATTGAACGCCAGACCGCCAGAACAACGCGCAGTGCTGGCCAGGACGTTGTTCTCCGATGGCGGTGATGCTGCGCAGAAGCTCTCGCAAAACCTCGGTGAGGTTAATGAGACGTTCTGGCAGGTCAAGGACAAGCAGCGATACGCGACGTCGGAGCTGGGCGAGAAGGGGTCGATAAAACAGGCTGCCCTGACGCTTTCCGGTACTCAGCAAGGACAGCTGAATATTCTGAATGCCCGTAGCGAACGATTGGCCGTCGCCAAAGGCAACGCGTTGGCACCCTCCAGCGATTCGCTGGCCTCTGCCGGGGTCGACAAGCTCAGTGAACTGACTGAAGCCTATCCGAAAACTGCTGGCGTGGTGTTGACGGTGAGCGCGTTTCTCAAACCGTTGTTCGATCAAGCGCTCGATGCCATTGGCAGCGATATCAAAGAACGGGTTGGCAAGAAAGTCGTGGATAAGGGCCTGTCCGTTTTCACCGGCGCGGCCACCGGCACAGCGGGGGCCGCCGCTGCTGGCAGTGGTTTGAAGATCCTCGAGCAAACTTCGCGGGTGCGGGCCCCGCTTCTGGAGTCGACCGCTGCTGCCATGCGCCCTCTGTCGCGCACAATGCCCTGGCCTGTAAAAACCGTCGCTGCCCTCACAGGCCTGGCGGCCGGGGTGGCCAGCGGTGACGAAACCCAGATAGCTAAAAGCGTCGGCGCAGCGGGCGGTGGAATGGCCGGCGCTCTTGCAGGCTCTGCTTTCGGCGCGTCACTCGGAGCCGTGGGTGGCCCACCCGGCATGGCCATAGGTGGCCTTCTCGGTGGATTGCTTGGCGGTTGGCTGGGCAGTGAGGGCGGTTCCCTTCTGGGCGAAAAACTCGGCAGTACCCCACCGGACAAACTCGCAGCACCGGCTCAGGTCAGTCAGGCGTTGGGCAGCGCCCAGGCGCCCACGGTGCCAGCCCCTTATGCGCCCACCGTTCAGGTGTATTGCAGCGACCCGGGCAGCGCGGAAAAGATCGGTCAGTTGGTCGACTTTCACCTGAGATCCCAATTCAACAACGAATTCATTCCACTGATGAACACCAACAGCCTCGCCACCCGCCGTGACGCAGCCCTCACCGATGGAGTCGCCTGATGAAACAACAAATGGCGCTGGGCAGTTTCATCTTCGGCCTGTCGCGCAACTTCGCCTACAGCACGCTGGCGCGAAAGTCCGACGGTGGCTGGAGCGAAATTCAGATCCTGACCAGCAAACCCAAGTCCAGTCAGACCGGGCAGAAAGCCGAATCGCTGACCATCAGCGGCACCTCGATGTATGCCGTGGCCATGGATCGACTCGATGAATTGCGCGCACTTCAGGCATTGCGTGTGCCGCTGCCGTTGATTGACGGCATCGGCCGCAACTGGGGCTTGTGGCGGATCAACAGCATCGACGAAAACCAGAGCGAGGTCATCGATGACGGCACCGCGATGGTGATCAAGTGGGTGGTCGGGTTAACGGAGTTCAACAATGCGTAAAGTCCGAAGCGTGGCCGGTGATTCGGTGAATCTGCTGCTCTACCGCGAAACCGGGCGCAGTGATGACGTTGCTGAAGAAGCGCTGTGGACACTCAACCCGACCCTGGCCGAACACGGCTCGATCCTGCCTGCGGGCGTCTGGGTCACGTTGCCGGAACTCGATTCGAAACCGGCCACGATCAAACCGCTCACGGCCTGGGATTAAGGAGGTTGCATGGCACTGGGTTTCACCCCGGCGGTTAGACTCTACGGGGCCCACTCGGCCCTGCTCAATCAACGCCTGATCAGTTGGGAACACATTGATGCAGCCGGTTTCGAGTCCGATCAGCTGACGTTGACCATCGATCTTGAAGGCCTCGAAGGGCTGCCGGATCTGGGCGGGAAAATCGGCCTTGAGGTCGGTTATCTGGAATCGGGAATGGTCGACAAGGGCCAGTTCAAAGTGACACGCCTGATGCCGACGCTGTTCCCGTTTCGCCTGACGCTGGTGGCCACGGCGGCACCGTTCAGCAAGGAGGATGAGACGGGCTTCAAGCAACGTCGCACGGCCAGTCATGGCCCGACTACATTGGGTGCGCTGTTTCGCAAACTGGTGTCGAGCCATGGCTTTTCACCGCGCGTCGCGCCCGAGGTGGCGATGATCAGGATCGAGCACGTCGACCAGTCCAACGAAACCGACATGAGCTTTCTGACGCGCCTGGCGAAAAAGTACAACGCGGTGACCAAACCCTACAACGACGTGTACGTGCTGGCCCGTCCCGGCCAGACCAAATCGTTGTCGGGCCAGGTGCTGGCGGACGTGACCTTGTCGGTGACCAGCAACAACCGTCCCGGCGATCACGCATTCATCAGCGCCACGCTGGAGGAGTCCGCCCGCGAGCAAACCAAGGGTTGCAAGACCTGTTTCGTGGAGGCTGCCACAGGTTTGTTGCAGTGGGTCGAAACGGGGCTTGCGCCGTTCAAGATCATCCGCCAGAAGCAACCCAGCGAAGCCGATGCGATTGCCGTTGGCGAAGGCGAAGTGCGCAAGATGCTCCGGCAGAAGTACAAGGTGAAAATCACTTGTCCCGGCAATCCACTGCTGGCGGCCGAAGGGCTGGTGCTGCTCGATGAGACCTGGCCGGACTTCATGCGTGGGCGCTGGTCGATCGAAAAAGTCACCGCCAGTGGCAATCGCGAGAACAGCTATCGCTGTGTGATCGATGCCAGCGGCCTTGATCCCAAGGCTGAAGCCAAGGACTGATTCCCCGCTTTGTCACTGCGATGAAGATCCCTGTGGGAGCGGGCTTGCCCGCGAAGAGGCCAGCCCATTCAAAAGAGACGCCGGCTGATCCACCGCCATCGCTGGCAAGCCAGCTCCCACAGGTTTTGCAGTGTTCTGCAGACCGCTTTTCATTCAACTCTGGAACACCACCATGAAGATCACCCCGATCCTCACGCAGTTGCGTGGGCAATGCCCAAGCCTTGCCAACCACATTGCGGTGGGTGTCGATCTGGCGTTGCTGCAAGGCAATGCCGATCTGCCGACACCCTCGGCCCATGTGCTGCCACTGGCCGATCTCGCCAGTAACAGCACCGCACAAAACCTCACCGCCCAACCGATCCGCGACCGCTTCGACATCGTCCTGGCGCTTGATGCCACGGACGCTACAAAAGCGCTGGATCTGTTGCACGACCTGCGCGCCGAACTGTGGCGCGCGCTGGTGGGATTCAAACCGGGCAATGACTACAGCGCCATCGTCTACGACGGCGGCGAGATGGTCTCGATCAACAGCAGCCGCGCCTTCTATCGGCTGCGCTTTTTTGCCGAGTTCCAGCTCGGCCGCAATCTGCCCAGTCAGCCTGCGGAGAGTTGGCACGAACGTGAACTGGACGGTTTGTCGTCCTTTACCGGGGTCACCGTGCGGGTCGATGCGATCAACCCGGCCGACCCCAATCTGAAACACCCGGGCCCTGACGGGCGCGTGGAACTGACTTTCTCTGGAGACGTAACCCCATGAGCAATCGCATCACCGTACTGCCGGCCGCTGGCCGTGCCGTGCCTGACCCGGAAGCGGGCGATCTGCTGCCCAAGGAAGGCCGTGAAGTGCTGGACAGCGCCTGGTGGCGCCGGCGTCTGGCCGACGGCGATATCACACTCAAAACCGCAAAAGCGGCTAAACCACAGGGAGCCAAATAATGGCGATCGGATTCAGCAACATCCCCGCGGACATTCGTGTACCGCTGTTCTATGCAGAAATGGACAACTCGGCCGCCAATAGCGCGACTTCGGCCATGCGCCGTCTGATCGTCGCTCAGGTCAACGACAACATCGCCCCGACCGAAGTCGGCAAACTGGTGCTGGTCTCCAGCGTCGCGCTGGCAAAAAGCATCGGCGGTCAGGGCTCGATGCTCGCCTCGATGTACGAGACCTTCCGCAAGGCCGACCCGATCGGCGAGATCTGGTGCCTGCCGCTGCACAACACCGAAGGCGCCATCGCCAAAGGCGTGCTGACCCTGACCGGCACCGCCACTCAGGCTGGCGTGCTCAACCTGTACGTCGCTGGTGTGCGGGTGCAGGCCACCGTGGTCAACGGTGCCACCGCTGCTCAAGCGGCTACCGCACTGGCACAGAAAATCAACGCCACCGCCGATCTGCCGGTGAGCGCGGCGGCGGCCGAAGGTGTGGTCACCCTGACCGCCAAATGGACCGGCGACAGCGGTAACGACATCAGCCTGCAGTTCAATCGCCTGGGCAAGAGCAACGGCGAAGAAACCCCGGCCGGCCTGACCACTGCGATCACCGCCATGACCGGCGGCGCCGGTGTACCGGACCAGGTCGCAGCCGTGGCTGCACTGGGTGACGAGCCGTTCGAGTTCATCGCTCTGCCGTGGTCGGATCTGTCGACCCTCAATACCTGGCAAGCAGTGATGGATGACAGCACCGGTCGCTGGTCCTGGGCCAAGCAACTGTTCGGTCACGTCTACAGCGCCAAGCGCGGCACCGTCGGCACCCTGGTTGCTGCTGGCCAGGCACGCAACGACCAGCACATGACCATTCAGGCGCTGGAGCCGGGCGTACCGCAACCGTTCTGGGTACAAGCTGCCGCACTGGCTGCGCGCACCGCGGTGTTCATCTCCGCCGATGCCAGCCGTCCGACGCAAAGCGGCAGCCTGCCGGGCGTTGATCCGGCGCCGGCCAGCGAGCGTTTCACCCTGACCGAGCGTCAGTCGCTGCTCAACTACGGCATCGCGACCGCTTACTACGAAGGCGGTTATGTGCGCATCCAGCGTTCGATCACCACCTACCAGAAAAACGCTTACGGCCAGGCCGACAACTCCTACCTGGACAGCGAAACCATGCACCAGTCGGCGTTCATCGTGCGTCGTCTGCAAAGCGTGATCACCAGCAAATACGGCCGGCACAAACTGGCTTCCGACGGCACCCGTTTCGGCGCCGGCCAGCCGATCGTCACTCCGGCGACCATTCGCGGCGAGTTGATCGCGCAGTACGCCAAGCTGGAACTGGAAGGCCACGTGGAGAACGCCGAGCTGTTCGCCGAGCACCTGATCGTCGAGCGCGACGTGCAGGACCCGAGCCGCGTGAACGTGCTGTTCCCGCCGGATTACATCAACGGTCTGCGCGTGTTCGCACTGCTCAACCAATTCCGTCTGCAATACGACGACGCGGCCTGATCGCCGCGTTTGGCCGTAAGCATTCAGCCCA